GATCAAAACTTTATAAGGTTTGCAAATAAACGTGGGGTAAAAACTATTTTGCAATACAATTATGAGTTATTTGGTCATTTAACAAACCCAGAATTACCACTACCAACCATATTGTTATCGCCTAGTTTGTGGCAAATTGAAACAATTCAAAGTATGTTCGGAGATAGAGCAAAAGTAATTCACCTTCCACCTCCAACTAATCCTGAATTGTTTGCAAATGTAAAAAATAATAACATGTCTAAATCACATAATAGACTATTACACATTGCTGGTAAAAAAGCAGCAAAAGATAGAAACGGTACTGAAACCGTAATTAATATGTTAAAACATTCTAAAGCAGACTATGAATTAGTTATTAAAAGTCAAAGTGAAATAATAACCAACGTAACAGACTCAAGGCTAAAAATTGAAATTGGTAATCCAGATAATAGGGAAGACATGTACGATAGTTTTGATGCTATGATATTGCCAAGACGTTATGCTGGATTATGTTTACCAATGAACGAGGCTTTGCTAAGTGCACTACCAGTTTTTATGACAGATGTATCTCCCAATAATTTTATTTTACCACCAGAATGGTTAGTTAGTAGTAACTCAATAGGAACAATTAGAACAAAAATAAGAATTGAATTGTTTGAGGCAAATCCAAGTGCTTTAGCAAAAACAATTGATAACTATATGGCTATTGAAAATAAAACAGTTTATAAACAACAGGCATATGAAATTGGGGTCAATAATTTTTCTCCTAATATTTTAAAAAACAAATATTTGGATATTATTTCTCAAATTTAGTTTTATTTTGAAATTGTATTTTTAAAATTTTTTCCCAAATAACGTTAAAAGAACTATCAGAACTAGATAAGTATGTATGTTGATCTATATTTAAATTATAAGATTTAAAAACTAATGGCCCTCTTGTGTAAACTTTGACATCTTGCATTTCTACTCCACCAACATTATATATGTTTCCATACATAGATCTCCATAAAAATTGATCGCTATATTTTAACACTTCAGATAGTTTTTCTTTTTCCATAATCATTGGAACGTGTAACTCATAATCAATTGGATTTTCAATTCCAAGCGCTGTTATTTTTCTATAAGTTGCAGCAAGTCTTCTAGTATAGTTAGAGTTTCCATTTATTTTTTGATATAAATTTATTTTATTTAAAAGATATCCGCCATGATAAGTCTCTATATCGTTTATTTTCTTTATAATATAGAAATCATCATTCATTAAAATAAACGTATTAGATATTTCTGGAGATAAACAAATTTTTTTTAAATTTTCTACAGCATTTTTATATTTTGATTCTTTTTGTTCTACTTTTATGTAGTTGCCTACATACCAATCAGGCTTACCACCAACTACCCATATGTTTGAATCTGGAAAACTTTTAACGACAGATCTAATTGAATACTTTAACTCTTCGTTAAGGCCTTCTTTACATATATATACAAAATTCATGATTTCCTTATTATAAAAAATAAAGAGGGCAAGTTTTTAAGTTTGCCCCCTTTATCAAAAACAAACTACTTTTTCTTAGCAGCCTTCTTTTTGGGTGCACTTTTAATAGGCACAATCTTGCCAAGAGCATCTGAAATAACACCAGTATCTGGTAATACGCCAAACGCTTTGTCATTAGGATTGAGCGCTCTCAATGCAATGGGCGCTAAAGCAGCAACTAATGCAGTCCATAGATCTTTTGGATCTGTTACGCCAGCCATGTAAAGTGCAATTACTGAACCAAGAACGGAACGTCCGTATGATGCCAGCATTGCTTTTGTCTTATCATTAATCATTTTTCCTCCTAGGATATGATTTATTGTTTGTTAATTTGAAAGCAGCAAACAAAATACTGCATTCAAAACCTATATATTTCATATTATTTTTCTTTCTTAATTTCTGGTAATAGTGCTAAAAGTTTTTCAGAGTAGTTTGCTAAACCTTTATTTTTTAAATCATCTGAAACCTCTTTTATTGTTTTTTGAGATTGTTCAATATAATCAAAAGCCCAATCTCTTGAATCAGAAAGAAACTTTATAAAATTCTCTTTATGTGTTTCATCATCAGACATACTATGGGTAGTTTTAATTTTAGATGTTATCTCTTCCAATGCCTTGTTTTTAATAAAAAGATCAGACAGCAACAAGTTGGATTTTTTTAATTGTTGAAGGGTTGCCCAATATGCTATTGCAAATGAAAATGACAGGGTACCTAAAAATATTATAAACAACATCTCCATAGTATCTATTGTACTCTATCTCTAATTACGTGAGTTGCCCAGTAATAAAGACATTTTTCACAGCATGATTTATTATGTATATTTTTTGTGTCTGTATAAAAGATAGAATAATATATAGGATCTTTACGATAAAGGTTGGCTCTATGGGTAATATTGACACGATTTACATGAGATGCCGTGCTCCAGAGTGGCCTATCAGTACCCCACAAATGCCCAGAAACGGCCTCTAGAGCGTCTAGGTTAGCCTCATTGCCATCTGTCCTAATACCCCTAAGCCTAGCCTCTTTAATCATGGTATTAGTGTATATACGCAAAGATCTTTCTGCACTCTTCCACATAAGTACTGCTGGATGATTACGCCAAGCACCAGAAGGGGATTTGCCAGAAAGTATTTTTAGAATTTGGTAAGACTCTAATATTTGTTTATTTAATCTTTTATTATCTAGGATTTCTGCACACTGATCGTAATCCTTGTATGGTAGAAAGGTTTGCATTAATCTTCTTCTACATTAAAAATATCTAAGTCAGATATTTTTTTTAGATTGGATGCTGCCCAAAGCGTTACGGCAGTTAAAAAAGATAAGGCTATTAGTATTAATATTTTTGTTTTCTTTTTCATATTGCTATCATTGCTCCACATCTTGTACATGCATTATAACTTTTTTCAGTAAAGGGACATGCTCCAGCAGCAACCAAGGTACGAGTTTTAATCTTACAAACAATAAATTTAAATAGTTGATTAATCATTTAATTGCCTCTCTTGTTACTAGAACAATTGCTCCACAATCTTCTAAAGCCTTTTTAATTTTTACAACATATTGCAATGCTGATATTTTTTCATCATGAACCATATGTAAAAATTTTTTCTCATCTAATTTTACCGTAAGAAAGTGATCATTGTCAATAATCTGCACTCCAAAACCTTTTGGCGCAGGTATAGAATGAACGGCATGTCTCATTAAATCTGTATACATTTTATTCCATAGTTAAAGACTGCCAAGTTTCAGACCAGTCTTTTTTATTTTTATGTTTATTAAATTCTCTTGATATTTCTCCAGCCTCTAAATATACTCCGCCCCAGACTCCCCACTCTTTTCCAGAAACTCCGTTGGCAAAACATATTTTTCTAACTGGACATTGTTTGCAAAACGCATCAACATTATATCTAGACTCTACATTATCTTCATATTTATCAAAATAAATATTAGTATCAAGTCCTAAACATGCAGCGTTATCTTTCCATAAATGCTGCTTCAAGATTAATCCTTATATTTATTCGGTATATTCCAGCCATTACGATCTGGGCTATAAATTCTATGGATGTACCATTTATTTTTTACTCTAATACCCATCGGAGAAGTTTTAGCAATTTCTGATTCTTTTAAATCAATGACATCCCACCCACGCCAAAATAAATTAGTGTTTTTATTTACAATTTTTTCCATAGTGTTTAAACTTTTAATAATCATTTCTTCTCCTAATATTTAAAAAGACCAACATCAATGTTGTTTGCTTCTGCAATTAAAACCAACTTTGACTTTGATTCTTTTGGACGACTTAAAAAAGCAAAATAATTAACTTGATTTATATTTTCGCTTAACCATGATGGTGCTGCATTATAAAATTTAATTTTTTTACCTCGTGCTTTCATTCCACGTTCTGATAAATTAGAAAACTCTGAAACGAAATGATTTATTTTTGATGGACCAACAGAATAAATAATGAATTCATTATCTCCATTTTTCATTCCAGATAAGGCAACACTCATAGCACGTAAAAATACGTTGTAGTCGTTAAACTCTTTTGTTCCTTGAACTGCCACTATCATTTGGTCCTACCCCTTGTTTTAAGTCATCAAGTATTGATAACATCTTGTTTAATTCTTTTGCTGGCATACCTTCAACATCTAATGGTTTTATTGTTTCTTCATCTACCCTGCCATTTATGGCATTTGCAGTATAAAAAACATTATTTAATATCCAATACGCTTTTCCTTCAGTTATCACTACTCTAAGCATATTTTTTTGAATATGTTTTTCAGACTGCGTTATAACTTTAGGCTTATCAAACGTTTGTTTTGGAATAATATCTTTAACCATTTCATAAATAGAACTTTGTCTATATTTATGTTTGCCTAAAAATATTGTTCTTTTTTTGTTTGATATTTTAATTATAGACCAAAAACACAACAATGTCAAGCCTATAATTAATAAATATTCCATTTATTTAGATTTCTTTGATATTTCTTTAGTTGAATTCAAAATAACAGAATTAAGTTTATTATACTTAAGTTGTAGTTTTAAAAATTCTAATTCAGCATCAGATGCTTTTTGTTTATAAAATGATAGCAACTGAATTAAATCTTCATTCTCTAAGTTATCCATCTTTACCCCCTCATTTTCTTAAATCAAAAGCAGTTCCCTGCCAAATTTTTTCTACTTTTTTCTTTTCTCTTTCTACAATTGCACGACTCCAAGAGAACCCTGCGTCTCCGCCCCATGCATCCCACATAATTCTTCCGTTAGATGGAAAATCTGGACCACTAAAAAATCCTTTACCCTTTTTATCTACCTCGTGGCGGGAAAAAAACGAATACATTCTTTTAACAGTACTAAGAGACATAACTGATCCATTAACAATATCTGTTGCTCTACCCCAGCCTACTGGAGTTCCAGCACCTTTAGCCTTGCCATCTGCTTTCCATTTTAAGGCACGACGAGCAGCAGCCTTCATGCCAGATGTAGGAGTATATGTATCAGCCATTTTTCTTATCTCTCTTTTGTTGTTTTAAAGCACGTTTTTCTTTAAGAGTCATCTTAGGCTCTTTCTTTTTGTTAGCATTACCTTTTTGTTCTTTATTTGCCACTACTTGCCCCCTTTTTTATTTTTGGATACGGACCAAGATCCGCTTTAACTGTTCCATCTTTTCTTAAACGAACTATTCTTCCATCTTTAATTTGTAATGGATTAAAACCATGATCTTTAAAGTATGATCCTGAAGACCTATTGGCCATTATTTTTAAACGGAGTTAAATCAAAAATAGATCCGCCCCAACTTTCTGTGTTTTTGTTTATTGTTTCAACATCATTAAATAGTTTAACAACCCTTGTTGGTTTTTCTACTTCTGTTGCAAAATCTTTAAACAAATATTTCTTTGTTGATCTTGGGTGTCCTTTTGGAAATAAGTCTAAGTCAAATGGCTTTCTTGGAAATCTACCACGCAATCCAGCCATAAAAGCATTTACTCTGCCCATAGCCCATTGTTCTGCACTAGA